TCAGGTAACTTTGGTCCTGCTGGTATTGTTGATAGAATAGAAGCTATGAATGATATAGCTAATCATCCATGGTTACGTTTTAGTGCTAACTCTATGACAGCATTTGACGGATTTACTAGAGCGTTTATTGGAGCTATAGAGACCAGAGGTAAAGTATATGACGATTTAATAAAGAGACAAGGTAAGAAACCATTATCAGCTAGAACTATTCAGAGAATGAATAAAAAGTACTACAAAGAAATGTTTGATGATAATGGAATGATTACAGATAAAGCTGTTGAGTTTGCATCTAAGGAAATAGCTATGAACTTAGACAACCCTGCTGTTGATAGTTTTAACGCTCTTATTAAACGTATCCCATTACTTAGACCATTTTTCATGTTTCCACGTACTGCAACAAACATGATTAAATTTACTGGCTCACACAACCCATTAGGTTTGTTTGTCAAACAAATGAATGAATATGCAGAACCTTTTTCTAATCAGTCAATAACTAATGTTAGAAAATTATTAGAACAAAGAGGTGTTACTGGTTTAGCTGATGACAAACTAGAAATGGCGTACGAAACAATACGTGCAGAATTAAAAGGTAGAAAAGCTATAGGTGCATTTGCAGTATCAGGTGCAGCCTTTATGTTTACCTCTGACAGATTACATGGCAATGGTATTTACGATAAAACCAGACAACGTACTAGACAACAACTTGGTTGGGAACCTAGAAGTTACAAAGGTTGGGATGGTAAATGGTATAGCTATGAAGGATTAGGAGCTATAAGTGATTGGATTGCAGTTACTGCTGACATTATGGATAACTTTGACACACCCGGTTCTGATGGAACGTTAGACCCTAACACCATGGACATTGGTATGCAGAAAATGATGTATGTCATTGCAGCTAACTTAACAAACAAAACATTCTTAGCTGGTATAGAACCGTTATACGACGTACTACAAGGTAACCCAAGTGCAACAGCTCGTTGGACTGCAAGTTTTGGTAGTAGTCTTATACCGGGTAGTGGACTTAGAAATGAACTATCTAGATTGATGAGTCCCGGAATCAAAGAAGTAGAAAACGAAGTAACACAACTTATCGCTAACAGAAACCCCGGTATGAAAGGAAATCTTCCTGCTGCATACGACTGGGTAGATGGTGGTAAAGTTAAAGAACCAGACAGTTTCTGGACAAGAGCATGGAACGCCTACGCACCTGTATTTAAGGTGAGAGACGGTATATCTCCAGAAAAACAATTTCTTATAGATGTAGAGTTTGATGGCAGACCTCAGTTAAATACTGATGGTAACGGCGTTGAACTAACCGCAGCACAAAGATCAGAAGTTACTAGATTAATAGGTGAAGATAAATACTTTAAAAAATCTATTACTAAAATTATGAACTCTGCTGACGGTAAGAGATTTAGAGCTGCATATAAAAAAGCTTCTGAATCTGGTGTAGAAATGGATAGAAAACAATTTATATTATTGCATCAACGACTACGTGAGGCATTAACAGACGCACAACAGTTTGCTATTGGTCGAATCTCAGATCGTAATAATGTTGAACAAAAGCAATACTATAATGCAAAGATAAAAGAAGCCACCCAACTTGGAGACGTAGAAGAAATTTTAAGACTTCAAGATAGAGCAAATCGTTTGTAAAAACAAATGGCAACAACTGAAAAATTTTATACCGGAAATAGCTCCACCACTACATTCGGTTTCCCATTCCCAATATTACAGAACTCCGATCTTATTGTAGAAGTTAACGGAGTTATAAAAACTGAAAACACAAGTGGTACTAACAACGACTACTCCATTGTAAATACAGACGTTGTTTTTAATACAGCACCAAGTGGTGCAAGTGGCGGTAACCCAGCAGATGATATTCATATTTATAGACGTACAGATGTAGATACACCTAAAGCTGTATTTGCTGCTGGTTCGGCTATTAGAGCTGGAGATCTGAATAATATTATAGATCAATCTTTATATTCTAATCAAGAGCAACATCAAAAAATTAGAACTGATGATATAAGAGATGGTTCTATTACTTCACTTAAAATAAAAGACGGTACTATTGTTGACGCTGACATAAATGCAAGTGCAGCTATAACACTAACAAAACTTGGTAATGGTGCACTACCAACAGGAATCACTGTCAACACCGACAACATAGTTAATGGAACTATAAAAGATGAAGACGTAAGTCTTACTGCAAATATACAAGGTTCTAAATTATTAAACGATTCTGTAACTTTAGATAAATTAGGACCCGGTGCATTACCTACAGATATAACTGTTACTGGAACTAACATAATTAACAGAAGTATTAAAGAAGAAGATATAGAAGTAGGTACATTAGATAATAGATATTACACTGAGACAGAACTAGACGCTGGTCAATTAGATAATAGATATTACACAGAAAATGAACTAGATGCTGGACAGCTAGACAATAGATACTACCTAGAATCAGAACTAGATGGTGGTGTACTTGACCCTAGATACTACACAAAAAGTCAGCTAGATGGTGGTCAGTTAAATAATTTATACTACACAGAAAGTGAACTTAATGGTGGTCGATTAGATGACCAGTATTTTCAAGAATCAGAATTACTTGGAGGTTCTCTTGACGGTAGATACTATACAGAAACTGAGCTAGATGCTGGTCAGTTAGACAACAGATATTACACAGAAACTGAGCTAGATGCTGGTCAACTAGACAATAGATACAACACAAAAACAGAAGCTGAAGCTTTATTCCTTAGACAGGATTCTTCAGAAACTATTGCTAGTGGAGTTACATGGTCTAGTACTGATTCAAAAGTAGCTACTACTGCTGCTATTGATGCAAGAATTATTGACCTACTCGATGACGTAGGTGGTTTCGTACCTTTAGCTAATGAAACTTCATTCCCTACAGCTAATCCGGATATTAACAACGGGGCTGGCACTGTGGTGTCTGTTAAAGCTGTATCAACAAATCTTACCCCCAGCTCCGGAACAGTCACCATTGCAAATGGTGCAGGAACTGGTAACACTGTCACTATTACAGGCGTAACAGGTGTAATACCTCAAGGCTTTGGAATGATACTTGAAACAACAAGTACATTACATACCTACGCATTCCACAGATTACAGGCAAAAGCAACTGAGGTTAATACTGTTGCTACTAATATTGGCAACGTTATTGCTTGTGGTCAGAACTTAACTGACATTGAAAACTTTGCTGATTTATATCAGATATCACAAACAGCTCCAACACAAAGAGCTGACGGTACAAGCCTAACAATCGGTGACTTGTGGTTTGATAGTTCATCTAACCAAGTGATGATGGTTTATGACGGCTCCGCAGGAGACGGCTTCTCACCTATCACACCTAACCAGTCAACTATTACTAACATTAATACTGTTGCTGGTCATGTTACTTTCTTAGAAGATTTAGGTCTAATAACTGATGCTATTAATACTGGTTCAGGGAACAACTCAATCAACACAGTTGGAGCAGCGATTGCTAATGTCAATACAACTGCGACAAATATAGCTGATATAACAACTGTTGCTAACGATTTAAACGAAAGCACATCTGAAATAGAAACAGTTGCGAACAGTATTGGAAATGTAAATACCGTTGGTAATAACATTGCAAACGTTAATGCTGTAGCTACTAACGAAACAAACATTAATGCTGTCAAGAACAACTCGACTAACATTAATGCTGTTAATGCAAACAAGACCAACATAGATGCTGTAGCTGCTAATAATTCAAACATTACGGCTGTTAAAAACAACGAAACAAATATAAATACAGTTTCTGGAATAAATACTGACGTAACTACGGTTGCTGGTATCTCATCTGATGTGACTGCTGTAGCTGGTAATAACGCAAACATTACAGCCGTTAAAAATAACGAAACTAATATTAATGCTGTTAATAGCAATTCAACAAACATCAATGCTGTAAATTCAAATAAAACAAACATTGATGCTGTAGCTAACAACGCAACTAATATTAATAGTGCTGTTTCTAACGCGACAAATATTAATGCTGCTGTTGCTAACCAATCAAATATTAACGCAGCAGTTGCAAATGCAACCAACATAAATACTGTTTCTAGTAATATTGGTCAAGTAAATAGCTTTGCAAATTTATATCGTATAGATAGTTCTGA